GTGCAGACGATAAGCGTTATTGGCGCAGAGACATCTTCCCTTACTACAAAGCAAGTCGTAAGAAGGATCGTGCAGAGTCGCCTTATGATTGGAATCTGATTTTTGAAACACTGAACAAGATCAAAGAAGAAATCAAAGAAAACTTTCCCTACAAAGTCGTTCAAGTGGAAAAGACTGAAGCCGATGACATCATTGGCACGTTATGTCACACCTATGGTAAGTATTTGAACAATGAATCGACTGAAAGGATTTTGATTCTGTCAAGTGACAAAGACTTCATGCAACTTCAGAAGTATTCAAATGTGGACCAATACAGTCCTGTCGGTAAGAAATTTCTGCGGACAACCAATGCTGGTGCTTTGCTCAAAGAGCATATCATTCGTGGAGACCGCGGCGATGGTATTCCCAACATTCTATCAAGTGATTCTACGTTCGTAAACGAAGAGCGACAGAGGCCTGTTCAAGAGAAAAAGCTAAATATCTGGATCAATCAAAATCCAGAAGACTTTTGTGATTCCATGATGTTGCGAAACTACAAGCGAAACGAAAGTCTGATTGATCTATCGAAAATACCTCAGGAGTATCAAGACAAGATTCTGGATACATACGAGAGTATTAGAGAGAACGGTAAGGATAAAATTTTTAACTTTTTCATTAAAAATAGAATGCGCAATTTAATGGAACACATCCAGGAGTTTTGAGTATGCCAATTGATATTTCGAGAATGACTTTGCCAGAATTGTTGAAACATGTGTCGGAACTTCCTGCAAAGGATCGATCCTCCGCACTGAAGACTATTGCTGGACTGAAACCAGATTTGCAAAAAGTGTTACAACTAACGTATCACAAGAATTTGGTATTTGATTTGCCTGAAGGAGATCCTCCATACAGACCACTTGACGTTCCAGACAATTGGGGCTATAATAGAATGCCTAAGGAGTTGAGAAAGGTTGGATATTTTATTCAAGGTGTGCAAAACAATCTGACTAAGTTTCAGAAAGAAAAAATGTTCATTGATATTTTAGAAAGTGTGTCTCCAGAAGAGGCGCAGTTGTTTCTAATGATCAAGAACAAAAAGATTACCTACAAAGGCTTTAGTAGAAAACTCATCGAAGAATCACTTCCAGAACTTTTAGCGGGCGAAAAAGAAACCACAAATGTCAAATCAAGATAAGAAAATTAAGAACTTTCGGGAGTTTTATGATGAAGAAGATGATCGCCCGAACAAAAAGAAGCAACTTAAAGAATACAAAAAAGATCGATTTAGAGTAAAACAAAAGCTTAAAAATTTCGATCCAAATAATTTTGCTGAAGATGAATTGGATGACCTATATGAATAAGTTATTTTTGATTTTGTTTATTGTCGCTATGGTTATCGTCGGGCCATTTTTACTCATTTGGTCTGTGAACACTTTGTTTTCGGTTGGCATCAATTATGGGGCGGCAGAGTGGTTAGCCGCACTCATTATAGGCGGTACACTTCAAAGAAGTCGATGAATTTAGGTAGGTAGCACTGGTGTGCGGCGGGGTCTTATAAACCCTGGAGACTGGTCAGATGGGCTGGAACGGAAGGGTTCGAATCCCTTACCTACTACCAATTTTTAAATAAATGATAAATTGATCTAGTTGTAAAAAAACAACACTAAATAGAAGTCTTGACATTTCATAGAAAAGTCTGTAGAATGTATTCTGTTGTGTGATTGAACGCTCTTTAAAAATTCAGCAATCTTATAACTGACCGTAGCTCAGTGGATAGAGCATCTGCCTTCTAAGCAGAATGTCGCAGGTTCGATCCCTGCCGGTCAGGCCAAGCCCGAGTGGTGAAATCGGTAGACACAGCGGACTTAAAATCCGCCGCTTACTTGAAAGAGGGCGTGCCGGTTCGAGTCCGGCCTCGGGCACCAAGCCTCGGTGACGGAATTGGTATACGTGTTGGTCTTAGAAACCAAATTCTGTGGGTTCGAGTCCCACCTGAGGCACCATACTGAAGCACATTTCGTAAATTCCCCGAATCAAAGCGGAAATGAAGGTTCCCAGTTCGCGCCCGTCTGGTTCATGTAAAACTACACATGCCGTCCTTAGTAGGGAAAAACTTAGTGTGTTTCAATATGGTTTTAATGAGTGAGCGGCGAAGATGGCGAGTGTCGCGGCAGACTGTAAATCTGTTACTTAGGAACCGTAGGGGGTTCGAATCCCTCCTCACTCACCATAATCAAGTACATTACTTGCCTGACCGAAAAGTCGGGAAACTATCAAGAGCAAAGAGGTTCGAGTCCTCGGGACTGGTAGTGTACTTGATTATGGCACCATATTGAAACACATTACAGGCCGTGTAGTTGGCTGTGGTAGCCCAACGAGGGATGCTTCTCCTACCAAGAAGTTTATAGTGTGTTTCAATATGGTGTTATTATATCAAAACTCACTGAATGACTACACTGGAACAACATCTAGTCAGCCAGAGTCGACCACGCTGATTAAGATGCCAGGAAGATGGGGTCATCATGGTTTCAAGTACCACAGTGAGTTTTGTTGTAGGAAAACAACACCAAATTCTGCTTGACAACCAACTCCGAATTTGCTATAATATGTGTATAGTGAATGAACAGGAGCAGATTGTGTTGATGAAAGTGTATGCAAGTCGTAAACTCAATCTTATGCATGAACTGACCCCTATTGTGATTGAGACTAATCTTGCTTGGGCAATTCCCTATTGGACCCAACGCCGAAGAATGAATCCGAAATTGTTTTGGGAGTTTGTGTGATGAACGAACAATTTAAAACCCTTGACAAACATGGTGGTATTACCATTGGTCAAGAACTAACAATTGTCAAAAGCGGTAAGAATGTAGGAAGATTTATCAAGATGAACGAACGAATTAAAGAACTTGCTCTACAGGCCGGGATTACGACTAATTTAGATACAGATTATTTTGAAAAAGATATCAATAAATGGATTGACTATTATTCAGAAAAGTTCGCCGAGTTGATTGTGAGGGAATGTGCTAATTATGCGTTCTCAGATGAACAAGAACATAAAGCAATGCTTAAACATTTCGGAGTTAAATAAAATAGTCCCGTCACGCTTGTTACCACGATCCCTAGTGGTTTCAGCGCACCAGGTCGAGGCGGGTGGAAGCCCCGTCAACTAAAATATGCGAGTGATAGTGGACTACGCATACGGACATAAGACTTGAGGACTGTCGTCCAAGATACAGAAGACTATGGAAACCTGGTTTAGGGGCTGGGTGACCATATTGAAACGCATTAAATCGAAAGCGTCCTCAGAACAGACGTGACTGTCTGGTGAGTATGCAGGTAGAGAGGTGTAAAAGGCCCCCGCTTGTCACGGTTACCTCAAATGTGTTTCAATATGGTTTTGGAGAGTTGGCTGAGTGGTTAAGGCAGCAGTTTGCTAAACTGTCGTTCAGTGATGGGCGCATAGGTTCGAATCCTATACTCTCCGCCAATGTTAAGTTTGATGCGGGTTTGAGAAAAGGTATCTCGTCAGTCTCATAAGCTGAAGTTGATGGTTTGATTCCATCACCCGCTACCAGTTTGGGGGTATAGCTCAATGGTAGAGCAAGATGCTTTTAACGTCGAGGTTGGAGGGTTCGAGCCCCCCTGCCCCTACCATACCGGATTAGCTCAGTGGTAGAGCAATGTTTTGATAAAGCAGAGGTCGCTGGTTCAATCCCAGCATCCGGTACCAGATTATTCCAGTGTAGCTCAGAGGTAGAGTAGCGGACTGTTAATCCGTTTGTCGTTGGATCGACCCCAACCACTGGAGCCAGATATATAGTTAATGGGGAAATGGCGCAATTGACATAACGCCTATTTTTAAACAACAGCAATGAACGTCGGGATGACAGTGCTAGTGTGCCCCTTAGTAAAGAATAAGCAGGATTAGTTTAATGGTAAAACTACAGCCTTCCAAGCTGATGTTATCAGTTCGATTCTGATATCCTGCTCCAGTTTCGATGAGATGGATGAGCGGCTTAAATCAACAGTTTGCTAAACTGTCGTTTCAGGAAACTGGGACCGTGGGTTCGAATCCCACTCTCATCGCCACCTCGGTGTAGTTTAATGGCAGAACGATGGTCTCC